GCTGCCGACAAAGAAAAATATTCGATAATTGATACAAGGGATATTATTGCAAAGGTGACTGATAATGAAAAATAAAAAAAGCTTTTCAAAAATGGCATATACCGCTTCTCAAAAAGGATATGAAAATTTAATTTTTAATTATAAGCAGATGCAAAAATCAAATGATGAATTAACAAGTCTGCTCGGCACTACTTTAATTAATTATACCAACATAATGCGAAATAACGATATACCTTCCTCAACAGCAACAAGCATATTTGAACCGCTTTGTAAAATGTTTACAGATTACATCAATGAATATTCTAAGTTGAAAAATGGAAAATAGATTGTATCAACTAATTATTAATTCATTTAATGAAACGGTATATCAAAAAATCGCTGACGTTGTAAAATATGACAGGATGATTAAATCAATCACAGAGGACAACACTTATCCTGATTGCCAAAAGAAATATTTAAAAAGTTTAATCGGATTACTTGAGAAAGAACATATACCTTTTGAACGAGTCGCAGCTATTATAAACAACCTCGGAAAAATCATTGACGATTATATTTCTGAAAGTCTGTAGACAAATGTAGATATATATGTGCTAAAGTTATATTGTAGCTTATTGAGTAGATAAGCTTCTTTCTCCTTTGAAGGACCGTTGTGCTGAGCAACGGTCTTTATGTTTATTACAAGCAAGGTCATACCTCGAGCTGCACCACGCTTGTATGCATAAGGCAGTATGACGGCTACTCTAACCGAGTAGGAATTATAATACAGAGCCGTCGATACTGCTATTCAATCCGCAGCCTCACCTTTTATGTGCTGTAGGTACTTCCTGTGGCGGTGGGGTATGCGGGGCGAGGAAGGCGCGAAGAAAAAACGGATTTGAAATTTTTTTGAAAAATGCATTTCGCTTCGCATTAGTAAATTCTAAGATAAAAATGCTAAATAAAAGACTTTAAATTTAACAAGCCAAGCTAACAAAATAAATAATCAAAATTAAGGAGGCAATTTCGTGGCAAGAAAAAAGCAAGGCTACAAGACCACCGAAGAAATTGCCGACCTTCTCGGACTGACTAAACGCAGAATTCAACAGCTTACCAAGGACGGTATAATTACAGCAACTAAAACAGCCGACGGCAATCAATATGAGTTGATTTCTACCGTAAGAAATTATATCACGTATCTTCGTGAAACCGTTACAAAAGGCGGCAAAAAAAGCGAAGAAATAAACGAACTTCAAAAAGACAAAATTAAAAGTGATATCGAACTTAAACAAAGTCAAATTGAGCTTCATAAAATCAAAGCAAAAATAGCAAACGGTGAGTATCTTGACAAGACAAATGTCGAACAAGATTACCACCGATTTTTTAATGTTTTCAAAAAATTTGCGCTCGGTATTCCGCCGAGAATAGCGGCTCAGCTTAACGGATATATTGACCCTCTCCAAATCCGCACCATTGAGGCTGAAATAGATAAGGACATAAAGAATCAATTAACAAATTTTGTTATCGCTTCTTATTCGGATAAAAAACAATGAGAAAAAGACGGTTTTCAAAATATAAAGTATCACCATATATTAAAGAATGCCTTGAAGAACTTCTACCGCCTGAGGAATTAACTGTTTCGCAGTGGGCTGAAAAATATAGAGTGCTTGACTCAAAAACGGCGGCAATGCCCGGACCATGGCACAATTCGATAACCCCTTATCTTATAGGAATTATGAATGAATTTAACGTACCGACTACGGAAAAGATTATTTTCGTCAAGCCTACACAGGTCGGCGGTACTGAAGCTCTACATAATATGATAGGCTACGTTGTTGCGCAGAATGCTGCTCCGTCAATGATTGTTTATCCAACCGAGGATTTGGCTCGTTCTGTTTCTGAAAACAGATTACAACCAATGCTTAGAATTTCGCCTCAACTCGAAAAACATTTTAAAGATAATGATTCTGAATTGCTCGAATTGCAATTTGATAATATGTACTTAAGCCTTACAGGTGCAAATTCACCGACAGGCATATCCTCAAAGCCTATCAAGTTTCTTTTTCTCGATGAGGTTGATAAATATCCGGCGAGAGCAAAAAAAGAAGCAGACCCGATTAAGCTTGCAACCGAGCGAACAAAGACTTTTCCCGACAGAAAAATTTTTGTAACCTCAACGCCAACATTAAAAACCGGGCATATCTGGCAAGAACTCGAAAAGGCTGACGAGGAAAGGCATTATTTCGTCCCCTGCCCTCATTGCGGCAAATTAATTGAGCTGAAATTCAGCCAAATAAAATGGAGCGATGATAAAAGCATTCCGCTTGTAGACAGAGCCGAACGTGCGTTTTATGTATGTCAGGAATGTGGCTCTGTTATAACCGATGCGCATAAGCAACAAATGCTTAGAGCAGGAAAATGGAAAGCAATCGAAAAGAAAACGGAATTTCCAAAAAACATTGCGTTTTGGATGAACACTCTTTATTCGCCTTTTGTCCGTTTTTCGGAAATAGCAAAAGAGTTTTTGCTTACAAAAGATGATAGCGAAGCCTTCCAAAACTTTGTAAACTCTTGGCTTGCAGAGCCTTGGGAAGATACAAAAGTAAAAACAAATGCCGATTTGGTTCTTGAAAGACAAACCGAACTTGAAGAATTTATCGTTCCTGATTGGTGCAAGCTCCTCACCGCCGGCGTTGACGTGCAGGAAAGCTCGCTTTATTGGACCATTCGAGCCTTTGGCGACTATATTACCTCGCAAAACATAGCTCACGGTCAAGCTTTAAGCTTCAATGACTTGGAAGAAATAATGAATCGTGAATATCTAACAGAATCGGGTGAGCGGCGAATCGTCCAAATAGCGCTGATTGACTCCGGTGATAACACCGATGCAGTATATGATTTCTGCGCCTGCAATTCAGATTGGGCTTACCCGGTGAAAGGCTCATCGCATCCGCTTATGTCGCACTTTAAGATTAGCAAAATTAATCGTTCAACAAGTATGGCTAATGGTATGCAGCTTGTTATTGTAGACGGCGGAAAATATATGGATATGATATATTCACGAATGAATAAGCCTAACGGTCGAGGCTCTTGGATGGTATATAAAAACTGCGACCGCAACTATGCCGAACAAGTCACGGCCGAGCATAAAATCAAGGTTAAAACCGCAGGCGGCAGAGTTACAGAACAGTGGGAGTTGAAAAAGTCTCACGCTGACAACCATTACGGCGACTGCGAAAAATATGCAATGGCGGCGGCAGATATTAAGGGAGTAAGAACTTTACACCTTGACACTTTGGAAATGCCGCAAGAAACAAAGCCTGCGCCGCAAAGCAATAATGAAGATAATTGGATAAATGTAAATGAAGGGTGGCTAACAAATGAGTGAAATAAAAGAAGTGTTTGAGGAAAACAGTATTTCCGATGAACAAATGCTGCGATATATTAACGATGCTATTAAGGCTATTGCCGTTGGCGGTCAAAGTTACAAAATAGGCAGCAGGTCGCTTACAAGAGCAAATTTAACCGACCTTGTTGCCCTCAAAAAAGAGTTGGAGTCAAGAGTTAATCAATCGGGCGAAAGTCCGTTTTTTGATAATACGTATGTTGCGCTATTTGAAGGAAGGTGATTATGTGAAAAATGAAAATGTTGTAGATAAAGTGATTTCTTTCTTTAGTCCGCAACGAGGTTATGCGAGACTCTCATATCGTAGCGCTATTGACGAAATACGAAGTAACTACGATGCTGGCAGTTTTCATCGAAGCAATTGGCACGTGATTAATCAAAACGCTCAAATTACCGACCGAATGGACCGTGATGTCGTCAGAGCGAGGGCAAGAGACCTCGAACGAAATTCAGACGTTATGAACGGTGTCATTAAGGCTTTTAAGCGTAATGTCGTTGGCTCGGGCTTTAAATTGAAAATAACAATACCCGAAAATCAAGAACTTTGCAAAGAACTCAATGAACTTTGGGAAGAATGGTGCAAAGCAAAAAACTGCGATATTACAGGCACACAGAGCTTTACCGAAATATTAAGAATGGCCGCTGTCAGAAAAAAGGTTGACGGCGGTATTTTATTTGTAAAGGTTTTTTCAAAAGGCGGATTACTCCCCTTTAAGCTTCAGATTATGGAGGTAGACTCGCTTGATTTAACGCAAAAAGCGGCTCATTCCAAAAACAACAGAGTAGTAGACGGTATTGAATTTGATGAATTCAGCAAGCCGGTAGGCTATTGGTTTAGACAATTTGCTCCCGACGGTTTTACACTTTTGCCTTCAAAATATGTTGAAGCTAAAAATGTGATTTTCTATTTTACGAAAAACCGTCCCACGCAAATTCGAGAAATTTCCGACCTTACACCGTCCGTTACAAGAGTGCGTGATATCACCGAATTTATGACTGCTGTTTCGGTAAAAGAAAGAATAGCAGCCTGTTTGTCCGTTTTTGTAAAACGAGTAATGCCGACTGC